TTACCTTCTACGATGTATTCTTTATCATTCATCATAGTAGTTTTCAATCTTTCCCAAGATTGAGTAAATAAAGCTTCTTCATCTTTGAGTTCTCTACGAACAGCACAAAGAATATTATTCTTTACATCTTCATCGATGTCTGGGAATGTTTTGTATTCTTTATCTCTACCATAGAGATTTAGAAGAATATCATTATCATTGATCTTTACTTCTACTTTATCTATTAACGGCGTGATAAAGCGTTTAGATGCAGATTCACTAATAACGATAGGATCTTCTTTAACGTACTCACAAGCCACATACATTGTGGATAAGTTTACACCTTCAGCACGATTATTATATTCATCATAAGATATTGTTTTCTTCATCACATCGCCTTTGTGAATTGTTTTGCCAGGAGTGAGGCTGTCCAAATAATCGTTGTTATAGATGTAACCATAAAATTCTGTAATATGCTTGTAATCAATACGTTCGATACAAGTTAATTCATTTAGAGCTTTGTTGTATAGAATTAACCAATAGCGTCTATTAGGATCATTGCTAAATTTAGATATCTTGGCAATAACCTTATAGTTATGCTCAGCCCTAATAAAATTAGAGCTGAGTTCACCAAATTGGTTTTCATATCCAGTAGATACAATAGGTACTTCTGGTTCTAACAACTGAGCAATTTGCTCCATTTGAATACCTTGCATGATTTTTCTTGAACCAGAGTTTGTATTGTTGAAAGGTTGTTTAAGACCTTTACAAAGGGTATACTCATGGTTCGGCAATCGTTTTTCAATTGCTTCAATGTCTTTTGCAAGACTCAAGGTTGTGTTAGTTGTTTTCATATGAAAATCCCCTAAGTTTCTTTAATTTTAGATTAATACCAAGCGAGTGTTATAGTTGTCATATAAGAGACCAATCATAATCTTAATATCTTCCCTAGAGATGGATTCGATATAATCGAATAGGTAAGAATAGTTTACCATGATATGAAGGAGAGTAGCTTCATTATCAGGATAGATATTAGAAATAATTGTTTTCGTCCCCCGTAAACCATTCGAGATTGATTGGAAAGTTGTATTGTCTTTAGACCCTGAGACAATCAAAAGTTTCAGCTTATCATCCACTGAATCGTCGTCTGAATAATCTGAGCATTCATCTTCTAATGGAATGCATAAACATGTGGCTGTTTTGTAGTTATTCATTTTTTCCAATTCAGAACTAGTTAATTTGTCTTTTAAACCGTTCTTACATTTTTCCCTTAATTCCTCGATGGTTATGAACTCGCATTCAATACTAACATTCTTCATTTTTCTTCCACTCCTATAATTAAAGAAAACAATTATGAGGCTAGAGAGAGAATAGCCTCATAATTATAGTATATAGCCGATATATTGTTTAGACCTCGTAGAGAGCATCCGAAGATAACAATTCATCAGTGTGTGACTCTTCTGCTAATTGAATAGGTTGTGGAATCTTTTTCAATCGATCAAGAACTACCCCTAAGAAAGCTCCTCTAAATTCAGGATCTGATAAGACTTTTTCTCTAAAAGTACCATAAGAGAATTTATGAACCTTATCTATATCAAATGATAATGATGCCCCACCACCATAGATGAGTTTGTTTGCTTTTAAGTCTTCTAATAAAGACAACCATGGATCAAAACCATTAGCAAAATCATATACCAATCTAGCTCCAAGTTTTTTACCAGAAGAACGGGATTTAACTAAAGAGATTTCTACGATAGAACCTTCAATTTTATATCCTTCGTCAGATTTAAGTTTTGTCTTAGCATCTAGTCGAATGATATTATTAGCTACATAAGTAGCGGATCTACCTCTTGGCAAACGTTCACCTTGTTTTAAATAAGGAACAGGGTTTGCTTTAGGGAACATTGTCATTTGAACTTCCTCTAAGATATGATTAATACCAAATAGAATGATATTAGCTTCTTTGAGAAGTGGAATGATTTGTCTAAAGATACGGGTTAGAATTTGAGCTGTAGCAGCACCAGAGGATTTGCCAGCTAATTCATCATCATCTGCATATTCTTTAGGCATAAGCATAGGAATAGAGTCTAAGATGTAGATAGTAGGCTCTAATTTCATAATAGGGTTGCCATACACATCATTTCTCTTAGTATCATATAAAAATTTCTCAGGATTTCCGACTTTTAAGTCATGAATCATTTTAATACGTTCATAAAAGTTTTCCGCTGTAACCCCTGTATTACGAACAATATATCTTTTATTATATTCTTCTAAAGAGAATCCAGATAAAGATCTACGACGAGCAGTAGTCATGCCACCTTCGATATTATCTTCAAAGATAGTTGTAGTTTTAAATTGTCTAGCAATATTAGCAGCAATTTGTGTTACAAGTGTAGATTTACCACAACCTGTATTACCAATTAATACATTATAAGAACCATCTGTGATACCCAATACGAAGTATTGTTTCATTTCACCATCAGATGTTTTTTGATCGTTAATGAAGCCATTGAGATAATCAAAGTTTAAAAATCCAGTAGGATATCCTGTATCTTCTTTCGCTTCTTGGCTCATACTATAATCCATCTTAGATACTTTGTCTCTAAACATTTGCTCTAAGATGCTGTTTGTTTCAGCCATTTCGTTTTCCTCCTTACATTTCTTGCTTAATTTCCTCTATAAATTCACAATATTTGCGAATATAATATTGTGTCTCAAACTCTATAAGTTTCTACAAAAGAAAAATAGCAAGGGTAATTAAACCCTTGCTATTAGAAATTAAAGTATATTTCTTTTTTAGTTAAGTTGTTTAAGACAGATATAATCTTAGGATACATGGTTTTATCAATATCCTTTAAGCTAAATCTTAGATCTGTATGATCTAATGATTCAATACTAATCATATTGTATGCTCTTAGCATCATTTCCTCTATAATAGGTTCTGGTTGAGATTCTATAATAGTAAGAATTGCTCTATTTATACAATTAGAGATATAAATTACTTCTGGAGTAATCCAATCATCATCAGATTGATAAACATAATTATCTTTAAGAATATTCAAGAATAACTCTGTTAAGTCTCTTATATTAGTATAAATAGTGCTAAATAATTTAATGATCTTATCTACAGAAATATTATTAGAAGGATCCAATCCTATACAAATAATAGCTGAATTTAATCTAATAATATTTTCATCTTGTCTGAAAGAAGATTTTCTAGCTACTGCAATATATGAAGATGATACTTGATTAAATTCACAATTGTTGATAATCTTATGAGTCATATTGTTATTAACAACTGTACTTAAGAAAGTATATAGCTTGGCAATATATTGGTTTACTGGAAACATGTTGTAGATCATATTATTGCAATAAATGCGATCTTCATAACTAAGAGTTTCTTCCATACATACTTGGATTAGATAAGTTAAAAATCTAGTATTTGATTTAAGGAAGTTTAATTCCTCAGATCTGTCAATATAAGATAAAAAAGATTTATACTCTTGTTTCACCAGTCTATATGCGAACTCGTCTGGTAACCGATCAAGGTTACTCAGACGTTTCGCTAATATAGTTGGACCAGAATCTACTAGAGTATTACTAATTGCATAGAAGTTATCTTCATCTATCATTCTAGTCCTCCAAATAGATATTATAATTCGTCAGAAACTTCTTTATCTTTCCCAGCAGGTTCGGATTTCTTACCCATTTTGCTGAAGAAGTTAGATCTAGAAGCTGCTAGTTTTCTAGTGTCAGTTTCTGTAAAACGTTTAACCTTAGAATTCATATCTAAAGTATTAGCAGCAGAAGTATCGAAACTATGTTTGAAGAATCTGTCTTGATTCATATCAATAGATTCCATTTGTTTCTTATACTTATTATAAGTATTCTTGATATCATCATATGGAATCTTCATACCAGATACAATGATATCTACATATTCTTCATCATGGTAGTTTTGAATATGTAAGAATAATTCATATGGTGTACCATATTTCTTTTTAAGAACATCAAAGGTTTGATCGATAAAGCCTTGAGTCTTTTCACCACAGTTGATGATGATACCAATACGTTTAGCAGAGCGTTCATTATCTAAGCTATGTGTATCTAGTACCATATTTTCCAATGCTTTATTAAAGTCTTCTACACTGCGAATTTTATTTAATACAGTGTGTTCGATAGTCATAAAGCCTGGAGTTGTATCGATCTTATAAAGGTCTGTATCATCAATATTGTTTTCAGATGCAATAATATTTTGACCAAGTAAAGTAGAGATACGTTTAGAGAATTCTCTGTTTGCTAATTCTTCTGCTTTCTTACGATTACCCTCAGCTTCTTCTAAGAAAGATTTATTAGAAATAGCTTGAACGATATAATCTTCGGAAAGATCATGGAACCAATCTACAGTATTTTTAAGACCACGAACGTCATCTTCAAAACCTGTAAATACGAATAATTGTACGTTAGCACCAACTACTTCTTTCATATATCTTGCAATAACAGAAGAAGCACCGCATCCAGTACCACCTTCAGAAGAAGATACAATGATAACCATACGATCATCTGGATCCATTAATGCATCAAGATTAACTGTATGATCTGCCAAAGCATCCATAATCATATCTTTTGCAAGGTCGCGTTCTTTACCACAACCTTTAGTATCACCGAATTCAATAGCAAATTCTTTATACTTTTCTGGAACATCTGCAAGAGTACTATTCAAAAGTAAACAAGAATTATCTTGAATGATACCATCTTCTAATAAACGAATTACTGCTTTATTACCAGCAGCACCTACACCAATAAATTTAGCATTCAACATTGGCTAACCTCCATAACTAAATTAGGATTAAAGGTATGAAATTGAATTATTAGCGACACTAGTAATTTTAGCAATCCAATTAGGATCAGTAGCATACCCGCCGCTTTTCATTCTATTTAATGTAGTGTACCCTTTGTCATAATAGTTAGATTTGATCCACTTCGCTCCATTTATGATACCATCTTCCATATTAGATCCCATAGAATGAGCTTGATTTGGATCTGCATCAACTGCATTTATACCGAAATAGTTATGACGGTCATTGGCAAGGATACTATTACCAAAACCAGATTCAATAGCTGCATGAGCAAAAATATAAATAGGATTTAAACCAGATTCTCTAGATGCTTTTATGAAAATATCTCCATGCCCTTGAAATTTTGTCCCGCCTGAAACGTGGGAGGCATAATTATCGATGATTTTATTCATATCATCTGTTGTAATAATCTTATTAGCTGCTAGGTCTGTATCTCCATTAAGACCACTAGACTTTAAATTTGAAATAGATACTTCTCTTAAATATTGCATCTTATCTAATTTATCTTGCTGTTTCTTATTAGATTCTTTTTGTTCTGTCTTCATATCATTTAGAGTATTCAATATAGCATTTGTTGTTTCTGAGTTCTTATCTACATTTAAAGATACTTCTCCTACTTGAGTTTCTAAATAACGAATCTTAGCAACACAATAAATGTTAGCTATAATAGAAATTGCAAAGCATAGCAAGAATCCCAATACTATCGCTGCTGCTTTTTTATCTTTCTTCTTTTTTCTTATCTTAGTCTTTTGTGGTCTCATTTCTTTATATTCCATTACAAATTCAACCATCCTTTCTTAGTCAAAACAATCACTCATAGCAATGAATGCTATGAGTGAGTATTATAGTCATTGCTTAAAAATAATGATATTTTATTGTTTGTCTTTTTGTTGTTCTTTAACTTTATCAGCATCTTCTTTGGATAATTCAGTTGCCCCACAACCGAAATCACCTTGTTCTGTTAAAGAATAAACTTTTTCTTCGTTTTCTTTACACATTTTGATTCCTCCTTTTAAATCTAACCTAAAATGAGATTGATTATTTAATGTATCCTATTTAGTCATAATCTAATCTCATTATTATAGTATATATTTATACTGAAAATTAACCTTCCCTCTTAAGACCAGATTGTTCTGTATTACGTTTCTTAAGTGTTCTAGGTAAGTAGTCTTCAGTATTAACCAAGTTAGAATTAATATGAGCACCTAATAGATAAGAGGAGATAAGATTTCTTGCAAGAGAATCATCATTCTCTACAGGAACATCTTTCTGGCTAACCATACCTGTTGTATTGATTTGATTATAGAATTTGGATTTAGCATTCATAGCATCTGCACGATATGTTGCAAGCTCTTTCATCGTATCTGGTAAGTCTAATGTTACCATAGATTCAAATTCTCTATCAGTAGAGTTGCCATTCTTATCAGTATCAATAAGCAAGCCAGTTCTATAGTCACGCTTAGAGATATTAACAGAATAACCAGTTTTCTTTTGAACCATTTGTTTCAATCTCTTCAAAGTCATGTATAGAACTAATACATTCTGAGATTTAACCGGAACCCCATCCTTATTTCTATATAAGAAAGGCATACTAACTTTTTCTTCAACTGGTACGTTGATATAATGTAAAGCATCCATGATTTGATCGATCTTTGGATCGTTTTCGAATACCTTGGATTGGAATTTTAAAGGAAAGTCTTGATCAAAGAAATCATAGAATTGTTTATCATTCATCTTAGCAAACTTAGCTTTATAATATTCCGTATTAGCACCAGTCTTATCAATCATATCAAATACTTTGTAGATTCTTTCTTCTACTTTCTTTCTAGCTTCTTTGATATTTGCCATAGACTATTTCTTCTTTCTTCTTCTCATAAGAACTTCAAGACGTTGATTGATCAAATCTGTACTACCATATTTACCAACTACTTCATCAGTATCTTTTTCACCAGCATGATACTTAGTAAGGTTTCTATTATAGTATTTAAGCATCTTATCTGCTACAGTATCATCTTCAGTAGGAGTATCAAATTTGTCTAGTTGTTGTTTACAAATTTCCAATTGTTCTTCTAATTCTTTACGAATCTTAGGATCTAGGTCTTTTGTATTCTTCAATTCATGCTCAATTTGTTCGATTTGATAGATAACACGTTTGCGGTTAGAAGGATGAGGATCATAGATATTTGCTCTCATAGAAAGATCATCCATAATCTTACCAATACCAACTAAGATATTTACAATAGGAACTTGTTTTAAAGTCTTAGTGATCTTATACTCTTGAGGTCCAAGTTTAGTAAATGCAGATGATAATTCAGAAGAGTATCCATACATTGCAGCAAATTGATCTGCAAACTTTTCATCTACTTTACCATATTTAGTATTTCTATCAAGAATAGCTTTAGAGAATGTATGGCCAATTTCATGAAGAATAAAAGACATCAATTCTGGAATAGTAATATAGCTAGTAAAGATAGCACCAAGATTTAAACAAACCAAAAGATTTACAGGGAATCTTTTCTTATCAAATTTAGCTCCACGAGAAGTTATGGAAACGTAGTTTTTAAGATTATCCAACTCATGTTCTTTGTCATTCGTGTCATAGGCTTTATCACTCATTCTATCTAATACAAATGGAATAGTGTAAGCATTGATTGTAGGATCTGGATTGATTGTAAGAATTACGCCATTGAAACCAAATGCTTCACAGATTTGTTTTTCAATAGTTTTCAGAATAGGGTCTTTCACCATAGTTTTGAAAGTCTTATAATCTTTCAATGGTTGATCTTTAGCATATTTCTTCTTAAGTTTCATAAGAAGATCTTCAATACAAAGAACTTCATTTGTTTTACCGAAGTAAACTTCATTTAATGGAATCATCGTATACCTCTATTTATTAGCGTTAATAATCATAAATGCAAAATATTTAAGGAAAGCTTTTTGATAAGATAATTTTGTAGCAACCCTATGTTTTCGCTTTCTGTATTGTAAAGAGTTATCATTGAGCATCTCTTCAATAATATCTTTAATCCTAATAAGAGTTTCATCTTTTGTATTAGGTTTTACTTGAGTAGAGAATTTAAAGAAGGCTATAGAAGCTACATCTTTATTTGTAGCTTGAACCATGTAAGATGCTATCATAAGAGTAATTAGCTCTTTAACAAGAGAAACATTATTCCCATTATTGAAAATACTTTCAAAGATACTTCTAACTTCTTCAGTCTTTACATTAGCATCTGCACACATAGTACAAGTTTTATAGTCTACTTGAGAAGTATTGATTCTTTCCATTGTCTTTTCCACATATTGTTGCAATCTAAAAGAATCATTAGTAGCTAAATTGAAAGTACTATCTCCAGATCCTTCTTCAGGAATTTGGTCTTTTTCATAAGTGATGTATTCTCTCTTTTTATATGCTTCATAATAAAGAGTAGCAATATTTTTCATAAAAGATTTGATGCGGTTATATAATTGCTCTATCACATATACAACTTCTTCATCATCGAAATCTTTAAGCATTTTCTCATAAGAATTAGCCCAAGTATCATTAATAGATTTTACAGCACCAATAACGCTTCCCTTAGATTTTAAATCAAATTTTTGAGAGAGCTTATTATTGATAACGTATTCCATAACGTGTCTATATTTAGATGGAGCTACAGTTTTAAAAAATTCATAATGTACCAATGGATAGAACTTAGCAGAGAAAGCTAAGTATATATTGGCTAATTCTAAATTCTTTTTATCTTTCTTTAAAGAAAAGTATCTTACTATGCAAAGAGCTACTATAGTTAGATCATCTTTAGCAGAGTTTGGTTTAAAATGAAGAATGCTAGCATAATAAGTATCTTGCATCTTTTCTTTAATTTGATTCATAGTAATCTTTAGAGCTTGATATAGTTCTTCTTTATCATTGTCTCTATATAAGATTCTATCACAAGGCATAGTATCGAAGAGCATTTCATTTCTCTTTTGAATAAAGCTGGACATACATCTCTTCCATGCCATCATATTCTTATTCATACTATTCTCTATAATAGGATAGACTCCTTTAAGAATAGCTTCTGTATTAAAATTTTGTTTTTTAGGCATTGTTTCAGCATACCTCCTATCCAATTATATGAATGTCTCCTATACTCAATTTATGCATTTGATAAAAAAAATAAAGAGGTATAGGGGTACCTCTTTATTTTAATAAGGAGAAATAAAATGAAGATACTCCTACTAGTGGGAAGCTAGTAGGAGTGTTCATTGGGAAAGATGAGATAGTAGTATAATATGATTTGTTTGGATTGTAATTGAAATTGTTATAAGGGACTCATAGTATATCAAATAATGATATTTGTAATCTATAACTGTTGGTTTAAGTGTTAGATACAGTTATAGATCTTATTTTAACAAAGTTTCAGTGAGAATCTATTATGAGCTTTCTTTTAATGGTTATATTTATTATTTGTTCAGAAAGGCTTCTCTACCATGTTCATACTTCAACCTACAAAAACAATAGAGAAATTTTGTTGCGAGAAAAGCTCATACTAGCATTTTGTATTAGGATTAGTATGAAATAATATTTTTAATTTTACACATATCATCGGTCGTAAAGCTATTATTAGGGAGTCAGTTTTCTACCGATGATATACCCAAATCGAGTTTAAAACAAAGCTGTTTACTATGAGTAGTTCAATGTCAGTTGTATACTACTACCTCATCACCATTATAGTATATAACCAAAAAAATATTTAGGATATGGAAATTAATCCATATCCTAAATTAGTTATTCTTAAAGATAAGTTAATACAACTCTAGTTGGAGATTTTAATAATCTTTCACCAGATCCAATAGTACTTCCTTCTTTAATAGTAGCTACTGGAATTTCTTCGTTCTTTCTACCTTGATAAGATAACAATATTGCATCTTCTGCACAAGGCCAGATATTTAAGATAGAATCATCTTTCTTAAGTTTGATTACTTTAATACCAGCTTTGCCTCTGTTAGAACGTTTAATAATATCTAAAGATAATTTATTTACATAACCATCTTTAGTTACTACAATTAAACTAGTAGCTTGAGGTAATACGAAGCTCATACCATCAATAAGACTAGAAGCAGTTGATGCTCTATTGCCTTTTGTAGAACGTTTTAAGTATGGAACTTCTTTAGAACTTATACGAAGAACTTTAGAACCAGAATAGATTAATAGATCCATCTTATCTGGACCGAATAAAATATCTTTAATATAATCCCCTTCATCAAGCTTACTGTAAATAATACCAGATGGAGGAGCTGTTAAGATATCAGCAATATCGATCTTCTTAATAAACCCTTTTCTACTTACAGTGAATAAGTAGTTATGCATTTTAGAATCAACTAATTTCTTTAAAGTGGATTCTCTAGCTGCACAAGCAATATTAGAAGTTGCATATTTATTTAGTACACGAATATCTACGCCATTAGAACCTTTAGCTGCGATTGGGATTTTATGAACTGGCATTTTGAATACTTTGCCCATAGAAGAGAATATGATTACATCTTCATCATTCTCTACTTTGATAACGAAATTTACTTCATCTTTATTCAAAGAACCTACTTCTTCATTCTCACCAATTTTCTTGATATAGTTATTCTTAGTAAATACTAGCTTGAATGTACCAGGAGCGATACCAGATGCTTCAGATTTAGAAATGATACGACACATACGTTTAGTATTATATTTAGCTTTGATCTCTAGCATTTCTTGAATGATAAGTTCATCAATCTTATTAGTATGAAGGAGAATATCCATTATTTGTTTTACTTTAGCTTCAAGCTCTTTCAATTCTCTTTCATAACGCAATCTATGCCCTTCAGTAAGTCTATTCAAACCAGTTTCTAATAAATACTTAGCTTGAAGATTTGTAATCTTTAACTTATCAGCCATGAAGTCAATCAATGCTTGATTATCAGTAGTCTTTTGTTTACGAATAGTAGCAATGATAGCATCTAATTCTTTCTTCTTAGAGAGAACTTGTAATAAGAACATTCTTTCATGAATAGAAGTCTTATATTTTTGAAGTAAAGAATTTAAACGTCTTGTTACTGTCATGCGACGGAAATTAATAAAGCCTAACAAGTAGTCTCTGTAGTTCATAGAACAAAGTTTGTTGTCTTTGATTACAATAAGACGTACTTGACGTGTTTGTCTAATAGCCGTATTAGCATATAAATATTCTTTAACGAAGTTAGGATCGGTTCCTTTTTTAAGAGTGATAACTTCGTCAAAGTTTGTAATACGCTCACCTTTAACCATAACTGTTTTTGTTCTAGAGATATGGTCATGGATATAAGGCATCTTATTAGTTTCTACTAATTTTACAATAGAATCTTTTACAGAATCAAAATAAGTAAAGTCTGGTAAAGATTTAATAAATAATGCTGGGTGGCCTTGATATTCTCCAGTCTCAATAATACCTTGAGCAATATATGTGCCATTACCAGTTTCATTGATCTTTTGCCAATCGGTATCTAATAATTCACAAGACATACATTCATCTGGAATTAAACAGAATTTATGTTTAGGATCTTTCATCAAAGCAATAGTAGTATCAATTACTTCTCCTAGATTATGAGATGGAATGGATGATTTGATACCAACGGCAATACCAACCTGTCCTAATACTAACAATGCTGGTATTCTTGCTGGAAGATATAATGGCTCTTCAGCTCTTTTATCATAGTTATCAGCCCAGTCTGTAGAGTTTCTATCTTCATAGATATCTCTGGCAAATACATCTACTGCAAATTTACTAATTTTACATTCTGTATAACGTGGAGCTGCTGGATTAGGATTTGCTTTAGAACCCCAAGAACCAGAGCCTTCCATTGTAGGATATTTGGTTGCAAAGTCATTGATCATATTTCTGATCGCCATTTGAACTGATGCATCGCCATGTGGATTGTATTTACGAATAACCTGACCCATGATATTCGAAGTCTTAATAAATCCTTGGCCTTTAAAGTCATTTGCTGCACACCATAATATTCTACGAATAACTGGTTTTAAACCATCAACCATTTCTGGGATAGCACGGTTTCTTGCTACATAGATAGCATAGTCTTGTAAATCTTGCCGAGATTGTTCTGCAATGTTTACATCAATAACTTTTCCTGCCATTGTTGTACTTCTCCTTACAAATTACAAAAAATTATTAAATTTGGCTACAAAACCTGTTTTAATGTTCTAGATTAAAGCATATGCGCCTTAATCTATAGTACTTAATTTATCAAATTCATTCTAGCTACATAATGGTTCTATACCTCATAAGGAATTATCTGATAAACGTCGTAAACTATAAAATGGGGGGTGTAGAGTATGAATGGTTGGTTGTTAGTTATTAATATATCAAGGGGGTGTGGAGTGGTGATATATTAATAGGGGGTGTTTTAGTATATTAACGCATAGTAGGAGTACTTACTATGTGGGGGTTTATTCATACTCTACACTATTATAGTATATAATTATATCATTTATTAGAAAAAGATATCCCTAGAGCCATATTAGACTCTAGGGGTTATTTTACCAAATCATAGTTTTAGTATCATGAGATAATTCTGGACCTATTTCATTATGAGAAGGGTTTACACGTTGTTCCATGTATCCTCTCAATTGAGTCAAGTGTTCATTCAAGTAATTATTATCTATATAGATTATGAAATAGCACATTGTAGATTTCAATGGTTGTTTAAATTTGATTTCAAAGTTTATCCAATCAATCTCAGTATCTACAAACTCAAATGAGTTATAGATCTTAATATCTAAGAATACTTCAGGAGAGATTGCTATAGATTTAGTATAGTCTATAATATCTCTAAGATCACCAATTAATCCATCAAATTTAATCTTCATAAGTTTACCATCTTTAATATCTTGAATTTCTTTTTCATCAGTAAACTCATATTCAGATTTGATATTCCATTGCCATCCTTTTTCGTTATGAGGAGGAATTCTAGATGCATTCATTAAAGAAGTTAAAGCAGAAGCTTTATCAAGAGTAGTGCATTGAATATTATCTCTAACTTTTAAGGAATAATAAGCATAGAATTTAGGAGTTGGGAATCTTACATTAGTATCAAAAGATACACCATAATCAGACTTAGCCATACCAATATCATTACCTGCATCGATAGATATTTCATTTGTTTTAATATGGACAATTGTCTGTGGTACTTTGAGGAAGTATTCCATATTATGGGTAGCAGCATTAAATTTATATAACACTGGTAATCTAGAATGGGAATTAACGTAATGCAAGAATCTAGTTACATTTAATATATCCCCATCTCTAATGCATAGACCTAATGCATCCTCAGCTAATTGATTCATAAGTTCTTTAGGAAGTGGATAGTCTATATCATTATAGTGCTTTTGTGTACCACCAGCTCTGAAAGCCATTTGACACATCTTGGCAATATCTAACTGAATACCTCTACCATTAAACTTCATTCTATAGTTGAAGTTCATCATAAGCATTTCCATAGTCATAGAAATGAATAGAGATTTATCTCTATCTACAAACCACGCATCTTTATAGGTGCAACGGTTAGTATATAAAAGCATACCCATATTATGAAGATCAATATTCTCTCTATTGAAGTTCATATCTAATTCAGGAGTGATAACTACTGCTGGTTTATTTACAACAACTAAATCTTTAGTTCTTCTACGTCTAAATGGATTTAGCATGTGTTCGCTATCTAACCATTGAGTCTTAAAGAATTTATCTCCAAATTTATCAAAGAACCAAGCTCTCATATATTCTACACAACAAGAATATGCTTGGTTTACTGATGGGACAATAAGATTCGTTTTTAAATTATGCTCATAACTTTTACTAAGTTCTAATCTAACAAGATCTTTTTTACCTGCAAGTTCTTGTATATCATCATTAGATAATACTTTAATTTCATTCTGTTCCATAAGGTCACCTCGCTATTATAGAGATGTGGTTGAAATAAGCAAAAAAAAATAAAAAAGAGATATAGGGCCACACAGGGCCCTATTTAATTTATAACACAATCTATATTCACTACTATAATATATAATTGAATATAATGATATTTACAAAAAAAAAGAAGCAGTATTTAAACTGCTTCCTTTTTATTTAAGCCACCTTGCATCAATAATGACTTAGTAGTCACCATATACAAGGCTTTGAGCTTATTTAACTCATCGTTCCAAACTTCAAGCTTGTTCAATGCAATATCTCTCAAGGTATCTTGAGAGCTAAATGCTTTAAAATCGCTATAGGAACTATAAAAATAAAAACATTTAATGTTTTCATATTGTGCACTATTTGTATTTAATGTAAAACAGAAGTTTTTTGCATCCAGAATAGATTCAAATTCTCTATAACATTCATGGATTTTACCAGTTGCTAATTCAAGCTTGTAGATTTTAAAAGTTAATTCTTCCATTTTGTTTTCCTCCTAAAATAAATATACTAAATGGAATATAATAGATTCTCACATCTATTTCACTATTATAGTATATAACTGATTTAAAGGAGTTTTACAAAAAAAAAGAAGTAGCTTTAAACTACTTCTTCTTCTTTAGAGAATCTTGAATATCATTACATCTTTTTACAATTTGAAATGCAATGTCTTTATAGAAGACAGCATAATCTTTTAGCATTTTATTTAAATCTTCTTCTTTTAGATCTTTTTCGCATTCAATATGGATATATAAATCTTTTATTCCTAATAAAATAAAGTTTATATTATGCATGAAGCAATAATTCAATGCGTCTTTCTCATTATTGAAATGAAGTTGTTGATCTGTAAATGATTTCTTATCAAAATCATATAAGTAAATTGTATATATTGTGCTTTCCATAATTTTATTCTCCATTGATATAAATACTATAAGTTTATTTCTTTCTCAATACAATATAATCTGTTACAATCTTTTCTAATTCTTCTAATGTAAGATGAGTCTTCTTATATAGAGGAACTGCATATACAGAGTTTAATTCGAAGTATTCATTCAAACCATTCTTTGTATTAATATATCCTCTAAAGTCAATAATCTCACCAGATTCTTTGATTTTGAAATTCAAACTTCTAAAACCATTATCATCTTTATTAGTTAAAACTCTACCACTAGGTAGAATAGCTCCTACATCAACTTTATCACAGATATTCATATAAATGAAGTCATCATTCATATCATTGATAGTAACAGCACTCCACTCTGTCATTAAACGGTCAATGCTATTTAGCATAGCTTCAGTAGCTTTCATATTAATTCTCCTTATTTTTATTATCTAAAACTTCTAAAGACTTAGATCGCAATGATCTAAGTCTGTAGCTTAATTTATCTTCTTCATTAATAATGAATCTAATTCTATCTCCAAGTTCATCTTGAATCTGATCATCATTATCAAAGTATGATGTATTTAAGAAATAGAAATAATAGTATTGTTCTACATTAAGCTCTACCTGAGCTCTATTCTTTAATACACAATACTCCATTGCTGTATAGATATCATCAAACCACATTTTAGAAGGTATGATTTTGCCATCTTCTAAACATAGCATATATAATTGATACTTTTCCATAGCCCCTCCTATAATACAGGTTCATCTGGAATTTCTAGATTTTTAAAAGCTTCAACAACTTCATCTTTATCATATACAGATTTCTCTTTACATTCAATGCAGTTATTCATAACTTTACCCAAATCTACTCTTAGAGTATTTACTAGAATTCTCATTATATCATATTCTTCTCTAGAAGGAGATATAACACCATTGATTTCTCTTTCTTTATACTCTTCTAATAAACGTTTTACATCATCGATACTATGCAATACAGATTCAATAGAATCTAGATAATTATAATTGATATCTTTGATTCCTAGCTTCCTTAGATCATCAGGAGTAAAGTTTAAACGATATTTAGTATGAACACTTGGTACTAAAGTATCTACAGAGATATGTCCTTTTTTAATAGCTTCGACTAATCCATCAATATATTCTTTAGAATTAAAGAAGTTCTTCATTAGTTTTTCTTGCATTATTCTAGAGAATAATTTGCCAGATCTTAAATCATCATAAGTATCCTCTGTAAATTTGATAGGATAGTGAATGGTTTCAAATTTATCATCGACAACATGTTTATATTTTTCATTCAATCCAATACAATAACGAACTGCAAATTCGTAATCTCCATAATCATATCCTTCAATTCTAGGAATAAATGCATTTTGGTAATTTGCAATTTCTCTAAAATTGATAAACTGATTATATCTGCCATTTTTAAAGAAATTCATCCGCATAATTAAATAGTTTATTTCAGTATCTCTGCCAAATCCATATTCGAATTCTTGTACAACGTTCATAATTCAAATCTCCTTATTTTATAAAATAACTTATCGTTCAGTGCTAATATCATCTATTGTAAAAGATTTAAGAGTCATATCATTTAATTCTTCTTCAATATTAGATAACTCCTTATTCATTTCATTAAGTCTATCTAATATCTTATTTACAGAAGGTTTGTCTCTATAAGGGTTATATTCGTCTATTACATTTTGTATTAAGCAAATAACTTTATAGAGTTCTCCTTTTGTATTAGCAGTAGATAGTTTTAGAGATTCTAATATTTGTTCTTCTTCATGACGATCCTCCATCTGTTTCAATCTAGAACCAATACGATCAATAGGATTATCCGTTAATAATAGATAAATACTATTTTCTAAAATTTCTTTATCTAAAGATTTGAAAGTGTCAGAGCTTATTAGGGCATCTATGTATTCATCAGAGTTTAATGCTTCTTTAGCTCTTTCTATATTTTCTTCCCTATTAAATAATGATCCATTTTGTATTCCATCTAATACAGCTTTATCTACTTTAATAGGATAGCAAATTTGTTTCATATAAGAATCTTTCAATCTATCTTCTGCTTCTTCAATTGCATAGACTGATGCTCTTAATGCACTCTTATAATTACCTTCGATACTATTAACGATTTTAGGAGGATATACTACATAATCTTTAGAAGTTAATTCTGCATTGTTTCTATAATAATTAATGCCTATAATATAATATACAGAATCTGAATTAGATGGTTTGGCTTGATTATTGATAGTACTATTCAACTTAGCAATATCATCATGAAATCTTTTGCTAAACTTTTCAGTAGCTTCTTTCATCTTCAGTTTATTTTCATTAGAAGATGCTTTGTTCATAAGATCAACTATAGACCCTAATAGTTTTTCATTGCAGAATTGATTTTTTAATTTTTCCATATCCCTAACTCTATGAAGATTAGGAACAATAAATCTTTTCATAGGTTTGTTATCTGTACTCATTTTCACGTTCTCCAGTTTCTTTATCAATATAATAGCCTTCTTTATCTAATTTAGATTGAATATCCTCAATAAGAGTTTTTAATTCATCATGATCTTTACATATCTTATCTGCAGCATTTTCCAAATTATCAGAATCGTCTTGTTTTAGATATGCTAATTCTAGATTACTTATATAATTCTTAATAGTATAAATTGTCTTATCAATAATTGATAATGATTTATATATACCATCAATATCCTTTACATCTACTTTACGATATCCTTTTATTCTTTCTATAAGATTATCTGGTTCTGTTCTAAATCTAAGATGAACAGTCTCATCCATATTCAATTTATCTTCTATATCAACTAGAATATTATTTTGTATTAAAGCAGATCTATACTCTATTGAATTATAGAATTTGAGCATAAACAGTTCCTGCATGGTTCTATTATAGAAAGTACCATCTTTAATAGCATCGAATATACCATTATTAGAAGAAGAGTATTCAGAATCTTTAATAAAATAATGCATTAACCAAATATCATTATCTTCTTTATTTTCTCTGCTATTAAGATTAATAATATCAATCATCATTACATCAAATTCAGATTGATCTATACAAAATACTTTTTTAACTATTTTAGGAGTTATTGATATAATATCTCCATCAGATAATCCATGATGGCCATATGTGCCACCTTTGCTAAATGTGAGTTGCATTATGATATATAGGCCTTCGTATTTCTTATCTATAATATTCATATATACCTCTTATTTATAAAATCCTTCATCATCTAATTTAGCTACTAGTTTAGCTAAGTCTTCAAATAATTTAAGTTTAGCATCTTTATATGCTTTAAAAGATTTAAGAATGATTTTTGAATCTAATGGTTTCAAACAATCTCTAATTTCATCTTCAGAAGAATTTAATTTGAAAGTAGAGTCTTCAAACATTAATGAATTCATCGATTCTTTAATATCATCTAATGTCATTGGATCTAATCTATAGATTCCTAATTTGGTAAAATGATATGGTTGAATCATATTAGAGTATTTGATATGGATATTAGTTGATAACTTATTTGGTTTAACGCCTTTCAATACTTCAGATTTACCCAATGCTAGGATATACTCATCAGTATCAAAGAAATCTTCCATTAAAGTTTCTTGATATTCTCTATCCATGAACTTTTTCTTATCTTCTCCATAATAGAAAGATCCTTCGACCAAATAATACACAGTATCAAATTTTCTACCTTTAACAGAATCATTTAGTTCGATAAGTTCTACTAAGTAATCAATATAGTCACTATCTTCCAAACTAAATTTCTCAATAAGTTTTGGTTGGTAATGGATATCGTCTTTATCTATACCACAATTTTCGTAACCATATTCCTTACCACGTTTAAACTTCAATTGCATTAATAAGTACTTTTTCATTCTTCTCATTTTAAATCCCCTTATATAAAAAATAATGAAATAAGATAAAAGCATCATTTTATATCATATGATGCTATCATTATTATAGTATATAATCATAATCATTTTTTTTTACAAAAAGATAGAGAGAGGAATAATTCCTCTCTCTGTTTGGTTTTGATTACATTCTTTCAACAATTCTAGATGGTAATTCTTTCAAGATATACTCTCTTAATTCTTTATTAGCTTGACTCATATATTCTACTCTTTTAGCAGCTTTACTATGTCTCCATTGTCTATAACAGCATAGCATATTCATAAGCTTTCTATCAGACCATCTTTCACAAAGAGGTTCTTTATTACCTTTAGGAACAGAATATAAGAATACCATAAGTTTGTTATTCTTGGTAAGCTCATCACAATATAGCATTGCATCATATAATGAATGAAGAATCTTTATATCGTAATAGTAATGAATATCTTCATCTACTACTATGATATGATAATCATAATCATATTTCTTCTTTTTACCACCAAATAGTATTTTCTTTAATTTAGAGAAGAAGGTTTCTTTACAATCATCAGGAATTATTCCTACCTCTATTAGTTCCAATACTTCTAATTCAGTTAATAACCTATCTGGATTTATACTGAATAATTTATCTCTTTTTTGACATGGATACATTTAATATCTCCTTACCAGATCATATTTACATTATCAAAATATTCCCAGATATCATATAGGACTTTTGTAGTCTCTTTATAATAATCAGGATTCTTATCTTCTAACTCTTCTAGAGATATAAACTTATCCATATACTTAATATTGAAATCCTTTTCTCCTACAGGAATATTGAATAGAAATTCTTTATCAGATAGGATATCATATATCTCTATAGTCAATCCAAATTCAGTATCTCTTGTCTTATGAATATCATAATCATATTCTAGATCATTAACTATTGAATTCCCTTCTTGGAGTTCTTCAAATATTACAGGTATTAGTTTCAAATAATTTTCCATTTCTTTTCTCCTTTTGGAATAAAAATATTATTATAGGGTCGATTTCCCAATTGCCCTAGGGGTAGCAAAATTGCTTATACCCCCGTACCCCACTATAAATACTCGAAGTCTAAATCCTACTGTAAGGATACGGTTTCAAGTAGACTATTAAGTCTTAACCATTAGAATCAAAATCTAACGATTTTGAATGCTAAAGGTAGAGTACTAAGTAAATACTCGTTTTTATTTATAATATATTATTATTTTTCATATTAGATTGGTATTTTTGAAAGAAATGAAAATCCTAATTTAACCATATAAGGTTAAATTAAGAGAATTAGAAATTCATGAAATTTTCATTTTTCAAAATTTTACACTTTTTTCATTTTTTTAAATTTCTCTATTTCTATGATGATATAGAAATATGAGCATACCCGCAACAGGTATGCTCATAATGTAGGAGATTTAAATTATTATGAAAAACATACATCTTTAAGAAATTGTTATTGAAAGCTTGGAGATGTATTTTTCTGTTCTGGAATACATGAAAACAAAAAATAAACCACTGCTGGAGTAGAGAGTGTATTGAGTGCAGTGGTTTATTTTTATTTGTTGTTTGTATTTTATCAATGGAGGCTCTAAACGATTTAAATAGAGCCACATAAACAAAGGTACGTCAGTACGACTCAGTACGACTATTTAAACAAAGTGTTTGTGATGTTTATATTATTAACATCAAGGAGTATAATATGAATAAACCAATTCTGGGAGGAATTGTTTTAATCACCATTGTATTTAAATTATTTTTGGAATTTGTTATTTGCTAAAGTTAGCGACTATACAAGAGTGTATTAAGTGGACTTAGATACTCAGTAGCCGTTCTTCACGGTCTCTTTGTGTGTTGGGTATAGATTTATTTTCCCGATTAGACTTTTAAAGATTTAATATTTAAATCTTTTGTCATTTAAAATGCCACTCCATTATTATCAGTGCCTGTGGCCAGGGCTAAATAGTTAAAAGTTTAGGGTGGGGCTTTTAAAGGTTTTCAAAGTTTACAGTTTATTGTTCATGGAGATATTCTCACTATCTCCTAGCTACATTGCATCAGTTGCCCCGAAACTGATAAGTGTCGCTTCATCTTATCTTTTTAATATATATCTTAACAGGATATACATTGGAGGAATCATTATCATTTCCAATTTTATTATATGATGAAGACCTGTGGTTCTAATATTTTTAGAGAGCCAAGAACCGGTGGTCCTCAGTCAACGTGCTCTCCTAAATCCTTTATACTTTTAACGCCTCTCTAGCAAATAGGTAAATCCATTTATTAAATAGTATTATTAATATTCGAACTCAACTACTGTTGAAGCATTAGCTACAGATAAGATTGTATCAATAGTACTAATATAATCAGCAAGTTGAGTAGCATATTCTGTCAAAGCATTTGTACCAACTAAACCAATAGGATCAGATACGATTACTTCGTTTGCTTTACGAGCTTTTTCACGAGCTTTATCTACATCATCTGCAGAATAAGCACGTTTAGAATCTGCTGGGAATTTACGATCTAATTCCTGCTCAATTGCAATCATAGATTGTTCATCAAACTTTTGTTTCTTTTGAACGTCAAGATTGTATTTGTAAATGATAGCATTTGCAAGTTTTAATAAGTCTACATAATACTTCTTACGAAGAATTGCATTTGCAATTGTAACCTTTTCAGTACTTGCAACTTTTTTAGCTAAGATTTGTTTAATATCTAGAAGTTCTGGAACTTCCACATATGTTTCGCTATTAGCTTTAATACGAGCGGTATTAACAGCTATTAATCTAGCTTGCAATGCACAGATTTTATCAAAATCTGCTTTAATTAAATCTTCTTTTTGCTCTACAGTTTGAGCTCCAATAAATTTATTGAAATCAAAGTAATAATTAATGATACTAAAGTTATTATCATTAATAATAGACTCTAATTTCTTTGTAAGTTTTTTGCTTTCTGCAATCAATGCAGCAATAGTCATAGATTCTTTTGTCATTATTAATCTCCTTTAAATTTAAATAGTTAAATTAATTAGTATTATATTGTAAACGCCAAGCTAATTATTTAATACCAGCTTTTTGACGATCTACTTTAAAAGTAGTAAAATGGATATGTCCATCATCGTCGAAACCTAAATAAGTGGAGTCAGCATATACGAAGTCACCACGACGAAGGTTTTTCATAGCAGAGTCAGCGTCTTTGTTACCTGCTTCAAGAGCAACCACATATTTTGCCATACGAGATTGCTTGTCATCTAATAAATTATATTCCATAAATGGAGCAACACTAACAAGGGCTTTGTCATCAATAATACGCACTTCTGATACATACCCACTGATTCTAACTCCTTTATTTTTCTCCAAATAATTCATTAACTTCTGATTCTTACTGGCAGGTTGAACACCATCAACCATTTCAGAAATAATTTCATATGCTGTAATATCCACATAGGACTTAGGTTCGGATGGACCACCGAAGATTTTACCAAGTGCTGCTACGACCATTACAAAAACAAATAGATATTTACCGAATTTAATAAGTTTAGTTTTCATTATTTTAATCTCCTTGTAAAGTAAAGTTTTAAATATTTAAATAAAGTTTAAAGATAATCAATTTCTCCAATTGATTTGTCGAACTAATAATGATATTAGCTCAGAATACCAATCACTTTCATTAGCAATTGATTCTAGATTTTTAAGATAATTTTCATTACCAGAATTTACCTTAAGAAAGTCTGTTATAACTTGTTCTATTACTAGAACTCTATTAGTTGTAACCTCTCTTAAGATATTAATATCTTCTCTATCTATATTTAGAATAGAACTTAATAGATTTTTATCCTTTATATATTCAAAATAAGTTCTTTCTTCATTATTTACTAGAGAAGACAGTTGAGATTTATCAATCCCATAAAACTTCAGTATCAAAGATAATTTACTATCATCTTCTTCCTGAATATAAAGAGATCTATTTATATTTTCTTCACCTTCCTTTATGACGATCTCTTCAATACCAAATTCATTAAAAAAGAATTCTTTGATAAGATGGATAAATAGATTCTCACTATCTAATCCATAGTGAGAGAATGCTATAGTTATATTCTCACCACTAATATCATTCTTATCAATTATGCCAATAACTTTAAAATCAGTTATTGAACCTATTTCAACGATATCATTGTTATCGTTAAAAACTAAATTAGATTGTGGTATAAACCACAAGCCCATATGGGCATCAATCTCTTTTAATATAGATTGTATCATATATAGTTCATACCTCCTTATCTATATTCACTATTATAGTATATAATTATAACCAATTTTAGAAAAAAAAATAAAGGGTCTTATTGACCCTTTATGTTGTTTCAAGATATTCACCTTTATGGCAAAACTTCACTTGCGTTGTCTTAACCATGGTATGATATCCATACTTTTTAAGCTTCTCCCATTTACGAGGTTTTAGAACTTCGTAAACAGACAAGTCAACATCATGCACTATGCGTTTAACCTCTACAGTAATATTGGGTCTCTCCTTATTACCAGATGCTAGAAGTATATCACCTTCTTGCCATCCTTCTGGAATATAAGGGAACAATTTATTGGCTGGATACCATTGTTCCCCAATAATATTCTCAAGCCAGTAGTCCTTGGCTTCATCAAATGATACCTCAGTACCATCTGGTAAAATTGCATAGGAATTATTCATTCCTTTGATAAACTTTGCACCATGATTTTCTAAGTCCTGCTGCCATGGTTCTAAATACATAATAAATTCCATTTTAATACTCCTTTAAATTAAAAAAAGAAGAGCCACTAAGGACTCTTCTTTTGAAACTACCAATTTACGTCAAATTTTTGAACGGCTTTGGTAAAGCCACGTTCATCCTTAATTATAGACTTAGGATCAGTCGTAGGACTGATAAAATCTCTACGTTCAGGATATGATGTTCTGATTAGCGTAGGCACTATGTAATATAGGCCTTCCACTTCTTCCGGCAACTCAATTGGAAGGGTTTCAGTTTTACTAAAAACTAATCCACCTTTCATTTCTTCAGAGGATTTTACTGGTAGGCGAAGAGCTGCATCTTTTCCCACTGTTGGGAACATGATTGAGAACGATCGATCCTTTGCTTCATAAACCACATCATGTGGGCAAAGGTTTAATACTGACATATTGTCTTCTAATTCTACAATCAAAGTGTTAAAAATTGTTGCATAAGTTGTCATTTCTTTTCTCCTTTATAATTAAATAAACAATGACAAAATGAATATTAGATTCTCACATCTATTTCACTATTATAATATATAATCAAAATAATATAGTTTTACAAATCAGATTCAACCTCCTAAGCCAGATTTAGGCTTAGGAGATATATTGTTTTAGTTATCATTTAAAGGGTCGTTAGAGAGAGTAGTATCCTCTATTGGGAAATAGTATAATAGGTCATTTTTATGAGATTTTTCAAATTCATCTAAAGTTTCTCCATATTCTCTACCTATAATTTCTATTCTAGTATCATAACCGGTTCCATCTTCAAATCTCATATTATCTAATAGATACATTTTCTTACCAGCTACAGCATAGAATTTAGAAGTATTGTATTCTTCTATAAAGAACATGATATCGTCATGATGTAATCTTCCAAGACTATTATATTGATCTGGTACATAATAGAAGAAAGTTGTATACTGTTCAGTCTTCATCCATTTAATCCAATCAAGATGATTAGGGAATAGATTCATATAATCATTTGGAAGGTATCTATCTGCAAAGAAATCGAATAAGAATTCTTTATCAGTGATTAGTTCTTGATATTCTTTTCTAAATTGCTCATCAAGATCAGTGTAAGGTAATTCTACAATATAAACACCACTATCTTTAATATTAATATCATAACACTTTTCAGTAGATATTAGTTTTAAAGCATATAGAGGTGAGAAGCTAGAACGTTCTTCTTTTATATTGAAATATATAACTCCAATATCAGCTAGATCAAATTTTATATCTTCTTTGGTATCATCTTCATTGTCTAAGAAGAGTTTATTATTTATGGCTTTACACTTAATAAGTCTAAGCCATTCTCTAAGTTCAGTTTTCTTTGGTTTGTATTTAGCAATTCTAGCATTTCTGCTTAGATATTTTTTAGCCATAACTTATAACTCCTATAAAGTAAAATAAGATCGTGTATTACCCATATGTGAAAAAAAATAAAGACCCTCATAAGAGGGCCTTTTATATTCTTATGTCGTAGTATTGAATTCAAATCCATTATCAAATGGAGTCAACTCTATTTCTTTTAAGTTATCTTTATACAAGAGTTTCTCATTTAATATTTTAGGATCATTATTAGTCATAAATTCAACGACATATTTGAAATTTTCTATTATCTGTTCATTAGCTTTTATTCTTTGAACAGCTTTATCGGAAGTCCAGTCAGATAGTTTGGTATAAGTAGAATAGTTAGAAGATACATTATTTTTCTTAAAGATTACCTTATTTTCAAACCTCATATAATTAGCAGTGGCTTTAGTAGTTAATTCTTGTAAGAGTTTATTATAATCTCCATCTTCTTTTTTATAAAACCAAGTTACTGTATGCTTTTTATATTCATAGAATAAGGTGTTATACGAAGTTCTATACTTTCTACTAAGTTCTTTAATAGTAATTCGTACAGATACATATTCTGGCTTATCAGTAATTACTACATCAGTAGCATAATGGAATGCACCTTTTCTGTTAGTAGTTAATCTCAAAGTATTAATAATAGTATACTTTAAAAAGTTTTTCTCATTCGATGTGAGTATATAACATTGTTTCATTATTTTTCACCTCTATCTGAGAACAATACTCTATCTACAAACTCTTCTGCCATTTCTTTAATATTAGAAGTAAATACTGGTTGTTTTAATGTATTCCATCTAGCATAAGTATTACAATCTTTAGGAGCGATTTCTAGTCCTTCTTCAAAGTAATATATATAGTAGCATGCAAAGTTAATACAGATTTCTCTAAATCTATTTAAAACTTCCTCATTAGACTGTGGACGTTTATTTCCTAACACTTTATTTGCATAAACTACATATCTATTCTTGGATAGCTTGAATCTTTTATCGTCATTATAATTTTTTCTTAAATGGAAAGTAGTTCTAACATAATCATTGCTTTCCGTTAGAGTTATATCATACTTAGCCTCCATAGGACAATATTGCCTATATTCTGGATATTTAATAGCTCCTCCGACATAATGATTTACAATATCCATAATTATAAATCTAATAGCATCCTTATCCTCAGTTTCCAAATATAAATAATACTTCATTATTAATTCCCTTCCTTTGCTATAGCATCATAGTCGATACCATCAGTATATTTATCATAGTTTTCTTTAATTGAATCCCTGGCCCAACCTTCCATATTATTAGGCTTATCATCGAATACTATGATATCAGCATATGTAAATCCAGGCATAAAACCAGGTTGTCCAGGAATTCCTGTTTGTGGTTCTATCTGTTTATTATTCTCTAGATCAAAAGAATCAATTACATAAACAAATGCTGTAGTTTTATCTAAATACTCCACTTTACCAACAATACCGCTTCTCAACTCACCAGTGATCTCATCATTCCATTGAATTTCATCTTGAAGTTCTGGAATTTGATAAATACTTCTATGAATCATTATTATTCCTCCTTAATGATTAAATCTATAAATACGATTTCATTATTATAGTATATAACTGAAAGCAATTTTTTACAAAAAAAATAAGAGATGGGAAATCAATCCCATCTCTATTATCTTATTCTACACTAGCACCATATTTAGATTTAAACTCTTCTATTTTAGATAATTGATTTTGGTTGTATTTATATCTTCCCATACCAACTAAACTATTTAGATTGATAAGTATATCCTTAAATACATTGATAGAAGGATTCATCTTACCATCATCTCTAGAAATACAGAAAGCATTTCTAGGAGAGTATACTGCTTCGCATGCTTCTTTAAATTCTTTATTATAAAGCATTAAGATATTAAGTGTATCCCCGTCAAACCTAGTGTTCAAGTGAGTCGCTAATTCACCCAGTTCTCTTATGAACTTCTCAATCGTTAAATTGAGAGCAGACTATCTCACATCCATAAATAATATATGGAGACAAGTGCTTCGGATATGCTTATACCCTACTTCCCGCTACGGAATAGTCGTTGAACCTCTTAATAGCCTTAGCCTATTAAGACAGCTGCTTATCAGACATTATAATCAACCCTTAGCACCTTATAAAGATGGAGACACTTTAAATCAATATAAGGCTTTTATTTCAGCATAGGTCATCTATAGATTTCTTTCCGAGTTTCCTCAACAATTCAC